CACATCAGTTCCAACTGAGGGGGTTATTACTACCAAAGATTTGGATAAATTGATTTATGAAATTGCTGCGGCTTTTACAGGTAGTCACCATGATTACTCTCGTTTGGCATCATCAGTTGCGATTTCATCATATCATAAAGAAACTGACCCAAGTTTTTCAAATACAATGCATACCTTACATGTTGAAGGTGTTGTTAGTAATGAGTTAATGGAGATTGTTGAATCTTATGGTCCTAGTAAAATTGATGAGGTAATTAATCACGACAATGATTATAACTTTGACTATTTTGCATGGAGGTCACTTGCTGAAATGTATTTATTAAAATTACCTGATGGTAAGGTTGTTGAAAGACCTCAACACATGTATATGAGAGTTGCTCTTTGGGTGACTAACACATTTAAGGAAGCTATAGAGTATTACCAAGCGTTATCAACACAAAGAATATCGCCAGCTACACCAATCATGATTAACGCTGGTACTAAAACACCACAACTTGCTTCTTGTGTGTTACACTACAATGACTCAGACTCAAGAGAAGGGTTGTTAAACACCATGAGAGACATCTCAACTTACTCATCGGACGCTGCGGGTATTGGACTATCAATGTCTAACATTCGTAGTAAAGAGAGTCGTATTACATCTTCAGGTGGATATGCGGGCGGACTTTTAAAGTATCTGAAGATTGTAAACGAGTCACTTCGTTTCTTTAACCAACAAGGACGTAGACCTGGTTCTGCGGCAATTTACTTGGAACCTTGGCATAAAGATATCTTTGACCTATTGGAGATTAAAAAGAACACAGGAGCTGAGGAATTAAGAGCTCGTGATTTGTTTACGGCACTTTGGATTCCTGACAACTTTATGAACGCAGTTAAGAACAATGACGATTGGTATTTGTTTTGTCCTAACGATATTATTAAGGCGGGTATCAAACCATTACAAGAAAGTTACGGTGATGAATATGAAGAAAATTATAAATTAGCCGTAAGTATGGGTCTTGGTAAGAAAATTAAGGCTCAGGAAATTTGGAATAAGATTATTGAATCACAAGTTGAAACAGGGGTTCCATATCTATGTTCTAAAGATAGTGCTAACAGAAAAACAAACCATCAGAACATTGGTGTTATCAAACAATCAAATCTTTGTAATGAAATCTATCAATACACTGACGAGAATATAACCGCAATCTGTACTCTTTCATCTATGGTGTTAAAGAACTATGTAAAAGATGGTGAGTTTGATTTTCAGGGGTTGTATGAAGAAACACGTAAGGTTGTAAGAGCGTTAAACAAAGTTGTTAACATCAACAACTACTCAACTGAAAAAGGACGTAAGGGTGGACTATACCAAAGAGCAATTGCTATTGGAACACAAGGACTTGCTGACGTATTTTATTTGATGGATTATATCTTCACATCTGAGGAAGCTCGTAAGTTGAACAAAGAGATTTTTGAAACAATTTATTTTGCATCAATCACCGAAAGTAATAGATTGTGTATGGATGGTAAGTATGAACCATACGCTTACTTTAAAGGGTCACCAATGTCGCAAGGAGTGTTCCAATTTGATATGTGGGGATTGAAAGAAGATGAGTTATCAGGAAGATGGCCTTGGTCAATTCTAAAAGAGAATGTTGAAAAGTATGGTGTTTGTAACTCATTATTCACTGCTCAAATGCCTGTAGCGTCTTCAGCGAAGATTACAGGTTCATATGAAATGACCGAACCCGCTCACTCAGCAATCTTTAACAGACGAGTTGTTGGTGGGGAGATTATGATTGTTAACAAGTATTTGATTAGTGATTTTGAGAAAATTGGGATTTGGTCTGAAGATTTAAAGAATGAAATCATTATGAACGAAGGGTCAATTCAAAACATTAACTTCAATAACTACCTTGACCAAGAAGATAAGAGATATAACTTCAAAGTTAAAAGAACTGAACACTTAATTAAGAAATACAAAACAATTTGGGAGATTTCACAAAGAGAATTGATTGAGATGGCTGCCGATAGAGCACCGTTTATTGACCAATCACAATCAATGAATATCTACATGTCAAATCCAACATTGTCAAAGATTTCATCTTCACATTTTTACGGATGGGAAAAAGGGTTGAAGACACTTTGTTATTACGTTAGAACAAGAGCCATCTCAACGGGAGCAAAACACTTGGCTATGGATGTATCAAAAATTAATAAACCAAAAACAACTCCTGAACCACCAAAGGTTGATTACAGTTATATGAATCTACCTGACAAACCTGAAAATAGTGAATTTGATTGTTTTGGATGTTCATCTTAATTATTTAAAAAATTTATAAATTATGTCATATTTAAACACTCCAATACCTATTGTAGAGGCGTATATTAGAGGTAACTTTTTAAGAAACCAAGAAGATTCTCATGATAAAAAATTTCCATGTTACATTTTTGGAATGTGCTCAATACCATCACAAGCCCCCTTATTTCATTTTATAATGGAAGATGGGGGTTTGTGGTGGAGAATGCCAATACATGCTTTTTGTTGGAAAGAGGATGCTCCGGAACAAGAATTAGATGAGTTAGTTCTTTGGGATTCTTTCTCATATCATGTTGGGGTTACTTCATATCCTATTTTAAAAAACAAAGTTGTTAAATTCTTATCAAGAAGAAGAGAAAAATACCAAGGTCGTTATTTGTTTACATTAGATTGGGGTAGTTCATCAGATTCTTCAGATACTGATTTTCTTCTTAGTGAGTTTCCGTCACAACACAAATGTGGTCATTTTATTGCGATGGATAATGGGAATTTTGCAATTCAACCTAACAACAGATTAACAGTACATGACCCATCATTTACTATCAAACAAGATTTAGTCATTCACAGAAAATACAATACTACATTGTGGACCGCAGAAAGAAATTCAAGATGGGTTACTCCTGATACTGACTTAATGAATTATGACCATACTGACCTTGAAAAAGGGGAGTCAAATAAAGAAAGGTCAGAATTTTACGATAAACAAGATTTGAAAAAAATGAATGAAAATAATATTTGACCACACTAATGGATTTGTTATTGATGATAAAATATTTTGTGAAGTATGGGTTGAATTAAATGGTGAAAAACCTGAAGAACTTTTACAAAATGGTTTTTTACCCTCGTCAAAAAAAGATTTTTGGTATCAAGCGCAAAGTTGCCGAATAAATTGTGAAAATATAACTTTATCTTACAAAAGAAGAAAAATTATATCAAAACTAACATATGACATACTTAATTATGGTTCCATAATAGACCAAGTAGATTCTTTTTTTTCAAAATACATGGAAAATAGAAACTTAAGTTTTCAAGAATCCTATAAAAAAAATTCAGAACTTTTTGAATTAAAAGTTATGGAAATTAAATTAAAAAACAAGGTAGTTGCTTACGTGAGATTCTCAGAATTTGATAATGTATTACTTCAAACAGAAAATGCTTATGATACTAACATAGGTAATGGGTTATCTTTAGGTACAAATTCTATGTTATTACTCAGTTTATATGGAAACTCTATCAAAAAAAAATACACGTACATATATGAAAGTTATAAAGATTACTTTTCATATAAAATGACAATACCTAATATTGAATATTGGGAAGGAGAAAAGTGGATGTCTTGTGATATTTAAAGTATATGAGTAAAGCTAATTTTAAAAATATTGATAAAACAATTGAAATACTTAAAAAGTTTGACAAAGTATTGTTTTTAACCTGTTCTAACAGATATCAAAAAATTTTAGAAAAACAAACACCAAAATCTACAATATTAGCCGAAGTTATTGCTGAAAATTTAGATAATGTAACTTTGATTAATGTACCTGATTTACAAATATATCCTTGCGAGGGTAATGTATCAAGAGAGGACGGTAATCAGTGTGGAACCAAATATGCTTTATTGAGAGACAAAGAAAAAAACCCTTCAGGGTACCACAGATGTTGGGCATCCATTCATAACGAAGATGATGAGTTATGGAAAATATCTAAAGAATTATTTGAATCTGATTGTGTAATTTTTTTCACATCAATAAGATGGGGTAGTGCTAACATGTTTTACCAAAAATTAATGGAAAGATTAAATTGGGTAAACAATAGATTTGTACCTGGTAACGAATCCAATATTATACAAGATGTCACATCTGGATTTATATGTGTTGGACAACATGCACACGCTGATAGAGAAATTGAAATACAAAAAGAAGTTCACGATTATTATGGATTTAAATTGAATAATAATCTTTATTGGTATTGGATGGCGGAAGACATTGAGTATGATGATGAAACTTATAAAGGTTATTTAGAAAGTTACCCTAAGTTTTTTAAAGAATTTAAAATTAAAAAAATTAAGTAATTTAATTTTTAGTATTTATGTAATATGGCAGAAGGTAAAACATATGGTATAAATTTCCCATTCCAAGATTCAAGGTATGGAAATTATTTTGGCTTATCACAAACTAATGATGATGAGATTAGGTCTAGTTTAATACATTTAATATTAACGAGAAAAGGTTCAAGATACTATCTTCCTGACTTTGGAACTCGTCTTTATGAATATATTTTTGAACCGTTGGATGGTCTTACATTTTCAAATATTGAATCTGAAATTAGAGAGTCCGTTGATGAGTATTTACCAAGTATTACAATAACGAATATTGAAATTAAAGACGCTTCAGCAGGTTTAGAAAATAAAGGAACTTATGTTAATGATAACGATGAAAGAGTTTTCAAGGTTCCCGGAATATCTGAAATAGAACACACAGCTAAAATAAAAATTGATTATAGAATTAATAATGATGCATTCAATCAGAGTGATTTTGTGATTATTAATATTTAAGGATATATGGCAAACAAAAAGATATCTTATACAACTAGAGATTTTCAACAAATAAGAAACGAATTAATCAATTTTACAAAGACGTATTATCCTGATTTAGTTGATAATTTTAACGACGCTTCTGTTTTTTCAGCACTTTTAGATTTAAATGCTGCGGTATCAGACAACTTACAGTTTAATATTGATAGAAGTATTCAGGAGACAGTTTTACAATATGCTCAACAAAAATCTTCAATTTATAATATTGCTAGAACTTACGGGTTAAAGATACCTGGACAAAGACCTTCAGTTGCTTTGGTTGATTTTTCAATCACTGTTCCGGCTTTTGGAGATAAAGAAGATATTAGATATTGTGGTATTTTAAGAAGAGGTTCTCAAGTGTTAGGTGCTGGTCAAATTTTTGAAAATGTGTATGATATTGATTTTGCTTCACCTGTAAATGCTGAAGGATTTCCGAACAGATTAAAAATACCAAATTTTGACGCTAATAATAAACTTTTAAATTATACTATTGTTAAAAGAGATACAGTAGTTAATGGTCAAACAAAAGTTTATAAAAAAGTTATTACATCAAATGATGTTAAACCATTTTATGAGTTATTCTTACCTGAAAAAAATGTTTTAGGTGTTACAAGTGTACTTTTAAAAGACGGTACTCAATATGCCAATGTACCAAGTTCTCAAGAGTTTATAGGTCTTGATAATAGATGGTATGAAGTTAAAGCTTTAGCTGAAAATAGAGTTTTTGTTGAAGACCCTACTAAGGTATCGGATAGTCCTGGTATTAAAGTTGGAAAATACATTGAAACAAGTACTAAATTTATGTCAGAATTCACACCTGAAGGATTTTGTAAAATGACTTTTGGTGGTGGTAGTCAATCTGCTGATGAACAATTAAGGGAGTTTGCTAGAAATGGATACAAATTGAATTTGTACAAATATTCAAATAATTTTGCTTTAGGGTCAACATTAAAGGCGAATACCACATTATTTGTTCAGTATAGAGTTGGTGGTGGAGTATCCTCAAACTTAGGTGTTAATGTTATTACTCAAATAGGGAATGTTTCATTTTATGTTAATGGACCATCGGCAAATATTAATAATGTAACAATTAATTCACTTCGTTGTACAAATGTTACAGCGGCAATAGGTGGAGCGAATAACCCAACAATAGAAGAAGTTAGAAATTTAGTATCATTTAATTTTGCTGCTCAAGACAGAGCGGTTACTGTAAATGATTATGATTCTATTATAAGAACAATGCCTTCACAGTTTGGGGCACCTGCGAAAGTTGCGATAACTGAAGATAATAATAAAATTAGAGTAAAAATGTTGTCATATGATAACAATGGTACTCTAACTGAAGTTATATCAAACACCTTAAAAAGTAATGTTGCAAATTACTTGTCTAACTATAGAATGATTAATGATTATATCTCAATTGAAAGTGCTAACGTTATTGATTTGGCGTTAAACATTGATGTTGTTTTAAATAATAGTCAAAATCAGGGAGCGGTAATATCACAATTAATTAGTATTGTTAGTACTTTCTTTGACTCTGGTATAAGAGACATGGGTGAGAATGTATACATCTCTGATTTGAGACGTTTAGTACAAGATGAAAATGGTGTGATTTCCGTTTCAGATATTCAAGTGTTTAATAAAGTTGGTGGTCAATATTCATCATCTCAAACATCACAATCATACTCTGATAATACGACAAAACAAATCCAATTGGTTGATGATACAATTTTTGCTCAACCGACACAAATTTATCAAGTAAGATTCGCAACCAAAGATATTACAATTAGAGTTAAAAATCTTACTACAGTTAACTTTTCTTGATAATTTATTTTAGAAATTTTTATCTTATCTTTTTTAAAAATTTCAAATAAACTATTTATGAAAAAACGTTAAATGTCAGATTCATATAGAATAAGAACACAAGTAGGTGTTGACAAATCAGTTAGAGTACAATTAGACCAAGATTTTGAGTCTTTACAAATCTTATCTTTAAAGATTTTACAGAGTGACATTTATACCCGACAATGCTCTGATTATGGGGTAGTCGTTGGTAGGGTTACAGTTAACAATGGTTTAGGTATACCAAATGCGAAAATTTCGGTTTTCATACCTCTTGATGATACCGACTCAAATAATCCAATTATTTCCACATTATATCCGTATAAAACTTTGTCTGAATTAAATGAAGATGGTTTTAGATATAATTTACTACCATATCAGAAACAACATAGTGGACACAACCCAACGGGTACATTATTTACTCGTGAGGATGTATTAACTAACCCTTCGTTTATTGAAGTTTACGACAAGTATTACAAGTATAATTGTCAAACAAATGAGAGTGGCGACTATATGATTTTTGGAGTACCAATTGGTAGTCAAACTATTCATTTAGATATTGATTTATCTGATATTGGTGAATTTTCGTTGTCACCACAAGATTTAATTCGTACAAGTAATGCTACTGAAGGACAAGTAAATGGTGTACAATTTAAAAGTTCTAGTAATTTAAGTGAGTTACCTCAAATTTTAACAGTTAATAGAACTATTGAAGTTGAACCACTTTGGGGTCAACCTGAAATTTGTAATTTAGGTATTACACGAACAGATTTTGACGTTTTAGAAGAGTTTGGAATTAAAATAGAACCATGTGCAATTTTTATAGGGTCTATTTTTTCAAATAGTGATGAAGATGTTCAAAAACAAAATTGTAAAGTTGAGAAAAATTTGGGTGATAAATGTTCTTTAATAAACGGTCCTGGACAAATTTTAGCTATTAGACAAACTATTAATAATGACATAAATGGAAGACCAATATTAGAAACATATACATTAGAAGAAGGTGGTAATTGTATAGATGAAAATGGGGCTTGGTTGATAAATGTACCTATGAATTTAGAATACGTCTATACCAACGAATATGGTGAAAAAACTATTTCTAATGATTCTAAATTGGGATTACCAACAAAAGGAAAGTACAGGTTTAAAATAAAATGGTCACAACCACCAAACTTATCAGATTCAGTTAGAAGAGCTTATTTTTTAGTACCAAATATTAAAGAGTGGGGATGGGATGGACAAGAAGTTCCATTTTTAGATGGTTATACAGACCCAACATATCTTGGAAATTTTTTTGTTACAAGTTGTAATCCTCCAAATTCAAATGATTTTCAGAATGCTTTTTATAAAAGAGCAAAGGCTTCATATGCGTTTAGTTTGGATTGGTTAGATTATGGAGAAAAAAGTAGTAATGGTAATTTAACAAGTGTTGGACAACAAATGGTCCAAGAAGCCGTAGAATGTGAAGATAGATTTTATGAAATGTCGTATAACAAAGTATATTCGGTATCACAACTTATATCTGAATATGGTAAAGGCCCTGCTAACAAAAGATATATTGCAATTAAAGAAGTCACCAGCACTGATTGTCTCGGTGCTGTAAATACTCCACCTGCTACAGATGTTCAATACAGACCAAGCGCTTTATATGGTTTAGCGAGTTATTTTTTAAGATTATTTTCTATAATAATATTTGTATTAGTAATAGTTTATCATATTGTAAAAGTATTTCTATTAATAATTTTAGCAATCGTTATTTTTTTCCAAGAGGTTGTTTGTTTACTTGCTGACATATCTTTTTTAGGTATATCTCCATTTACTTTTTTAAATAGTGCGTGTGAAAAATTAACTAAATTAAGGAATGATTTAGAAGATATAGTTATTGATGGTGGTACTATAAATTTACCACTTTATTTACCTGGTGAATGTGAGTTTTGTGATTGTTCAGTTTCGGATTCAACAGGTGAAACTAATTCTTCAAATGTTCCTGGTCTTAGTGGTGTTGCTGATGATATAAATAATACTAACGTATCATGTTTGTCTAAATTTTATGAGCAAATTACATTTGAAAATTGCTCAACAGATTACCCAATTTTATTATCGGGTAAACAATCACAAAATGATGGAAGTCCAACTGCACATGCACCAATATTACAAATGAACGGTAATTATGAGGCTTACTTTACTTCTAGTTTAACAATACCTGAAAGACTTAATTTATTTAATACTAAAGCAAAATACTTTGATGATAGTGCGGATAATCCTGGCGGAGGATGGAATAGAATTAAAGTTTCATTTGATGTAAACCAAAATGACCCTATAACTCAATGGCACTTAGACAATGTTATGGCATTAGTTATAAATCCAAGTTGTAATTTAGATTTGACAATTGGAAATCTACTTTCGTTTCAAAATTTAACACAATCCGATGACCCAAATTTATATGAAGGGCCATTAAATTCTTACGGTAATAATTCTGTTACAGGTACCCCGATAGGTAATCTTGTATCTATCGGTAGTACAGAATATTATCAAAGTAATATTAATTTGACTTGGGCACAAACAAATGGTTTAGGTAATACCTCAACGTCTTACGTTATTAATCAAGAAACAAACGACATTGATTTTTTAAGATTCCCAACTGATGTTGAATACTTCCAAGTTATACATACATCAACAGTACAGGACTTTATTAATAATAGTTACCCTACAAATACAAATTCATTTGCAAATAGATTTTTAAATAATTCTAATTTGATTGTTAAATTAGAAGATTCCCAAATACTTGGAGTACCCAACAATGAAACAAAATTTACAGTAGATACATCATGTGCCACTGATTTTTTAAATCAAATTGTTGTTTTTGTAGTTCGTGGAGTTGACCCTCACTCTTCAAGAGTGGATTGTCAACTTGATTTAAGTCGATTATATGGATTTAACACTGATTTCACAACAACTTGGGATGGTACATTTACAATACAGGCTAATCTAAAGTTAAATATCCCAATACAAGGAAGTTTTAAAAACGTGAAACATAATCCTTTGTTAGATAATACTACTTTAGACATTTATAGTGGAATTCATTTATTTTACGATTCTTTCCATTTCCAACCGGATACGAGTTTATTCCAAAATTACCAAACTAATTATCCTTATTTTTATTCTAAAATAGATAATGATAATACTGCTGGTTCGCCTTTTCAAGCAAGTGTCTCATCACCAAATGGTTTAAAAATTATTGGCACAAACGGTTTCTCAAAAGAGTTATATTATTTGGCTCAATCTACCCCTGACATTTGGACAACAACTCCACCACCATCATCCTCACCATCTCCTGATTTACAATATAATTATCCAAATACGACTAGAAATAGAGGATATTATTTAAATGAAATAGTTGAAGGTAGTGGTTTATTATATTTAAATAATAATAATTCATTTTATGTAAATTGGTTTGGAATTCCACCACTTGAATCTACTACATCACCTGATTTTTCATACCCATTAGTTCCGGCTTACGCTAACATTTTTTATTACTCACAAAGTTATTCAACTACATCAACAATGACATTCACTTTGAATAATGTTGGTAATGAAAGAAGAATGGTTATGAGGTCTGATAGGTTACCTACATCAACCGTCCAAGAAAATAACGGTAATTACAGTTATCCTTTATTTATTAATAAAAATTTATATATAAAAATTGTTTCAGACGAAGGAGTTTCTTTAGCTTCTAATGGTGAATTTCAGGTAACTAATTTTAGCGGTAATACTGACGATTATAATGAGGATTTATCTGATATTACTTCATCAACAAGTAATTTTGATGGTGCGGTTAATTCATTTACTTGTGCGGGTGCAGTACCTTCTGATTGTTATCAAACTGATTCTAATGGGTATGTACAAGTTTTACCGACTGATAATCCGTGTAACACAATAAGTCCTCTTGGTGTTCCTCCGGCAATTGTTGTACAGAATGGTTGTTATAGATTAGTAACTTATCCTCTTCTTTCTTTACCGAATGATATAAAATATATTGCCGAATGGACTTTTAGAGTTAGACAAGGTTTTATCGCTTGTTATGGTATCTTTAATCATATATTTACAAATAGTTGGCTCAACGGTAGTTTATTTGCATTTCCATTTTCAAATAATGTTTTTTTCACAAGTAACTTCGGTAATCAACAACCTGGAGAATTACCGGCCAACTCACCATATAATTGTTATTGTAAACATACTATTTATTTGGACTTAGATACTAATACTCATTATTATAGATGTAGTCCATATAATGTGTCAAACGGATTTATTGGTAGATACAATCCTAGAATTTCAGGTTTAGATTATATAACTAATAATTATTCGTTTGGCCTTACAAAAACTTTGATGTTCCCAACAACAGTTATTGATTTAGGACCTAGAACTGATTATTTAGAAGAATTAATATTCAGTAATGAATATCAAGGATATGTTTCAGATAAATTAAAAACAACAACATATCAGGATACTAGTGAATTATTAAGTTTATATTTAATACAAAGATTTATAGCTACGACTGTTGCAGGACAGATTCTCCAATCACTTCAAGGACTTATTCCTGTATTTGGAGACCCTGTATTTTATTATTTTAGTAGAGACAATAATAAAATGGATGCGGATTATGTTCAGATGTTACAAATTAATTCTCAATTAGGTGTAACACAATTTCAAACTTCGGTATATAACAATGCTAACGAAATTTATTTTTCAGATGGAAATTCTATAAATTCAGTTTTTGGGGTTTTCTTTAGAAGTAATTTACAAACAACTGACTATATTTCACCTAAAAGAAAGATTTTAAATCCTTATTTACCACCTAGTAGTGATTGTGCTTACGATGTTTTTGGTTCAAAAAGTCAAAGTGTTCCTTTTTATCAGTGGCGTACGACCCCTAATAGTAATGGTACTGATAGTATTTTTGGAAGTCAGAAAAATGAATGGTCGGTTATTTATTCCGTATCTAGTCCATTTTTGACTATCAAATATCAAGAAGTTGATAGAATGAACCCTCTACATAAAAATATGCAACCAGTTGACCAATCCCAATCAAGATTTTTTAGAGGGTATATGTCTAATATTTCTTCATCTAATCTTGTTACACTTCAAGTAAATTATGATGCTCAACCACCTCAAGCTGGAGGACCGGTACCTAGAATTACTTTACAAGGCTCTCCTTATTATTTCTACTTTGGTACGGGTAGAGGGAAAAGTAGTTGGGATTTGTTTTCACAGAAATGGATAAACACAGATGTAATTGATTTTTAATTATGAGTAGATTATATGATGATAGGGTTGTATTGGGTTCATTAAGATTTAAATCAGCGCCAAATACTGATTTATTATTTAAAATACCGTTCAATCAATCAACCAAAATAATGACTGAATATGACCGTAGTGTTGAGATTAGTTTGGCTCAAGTTTTTGATGATGAACGACAAAATTCAACTTTATTTAGACCAACGGCTAAATTCCAAATACTATTTTATAATTCATATATAGGTTTTTCTAATTATTTACCATTTAATAATAATTTATATATAGATTTAACTCAAGACACTATAGATTTTTGTAATACTAATAATTTTAATCCATTATATGGTTTTCCACAATATTTTGAATTTGATTTTATTAGAACAGATTTTAATGTTACAGGGTATACTGTTGATGATTCTTTTTATACCCCATCTTTAAAACACATCCCTTTTATACCTCAGAGTGCTTCAACATATAATTGGAATCATTTTATAAGTTATGGATATGAAAATGATTATAATAAAAACATGCAGGCCTATATGAAAGTGGACTCAAATCCATTAAGTATTATAAACTGGATTGCATCTGAAGGTATTCCATTTGTTTTAAAAAACACAATGTTTAATGGTTTAAATGCGATATCTTTTATATGTCCTGTTAAACATGGACTTAATGTTGGTGAATTTATTGAGTTAAGTTTTTCGTATAACGGACAAAATATTTTCCAAGTAGATTCAATAGGTGATGGTTCAGTTGATAGTAAATTCTATATTGTTAATATTATTAACCCAGGGTTTACCGGTATTATCTTTGTTGATAATACAAATGGTACTTTTAAAAGAGTTTTGAATCCTGACAATTTAACGGAAACAACCTCAAAATATTATGTAAGAAAAAATAAAATTTTAACAAGTATTAATGACCAAGTATTAACCAACGCTGGTTTTGAACAAAATATTTTTGGTAACAAAAAACAATTTATTAAATCTAATTCTACAAATAATGGTTCATCAAAAGTTAATATAAAACAAGGGTCACAAAGTTATACTTTAAGTTTCCAAAAAGATATTGATATTATGGGAATGGTTGATAATCAAATGAGGCCTGTTAGTGAACTTTTTTTCACTACAATTTGGAAAGGTTATTTTGGATGGACATTGGGTGAAAAAAATAATACAGGTGGATTTTACAGAATGAGAGAAGGGTGGGAATTTAACTTACCACTTAATCCTGTAACACAATTACCTATCAATTGGTGGAGTTATAATAACTCAGATTCGGATTCAAATATACCTAATAATTTTTATAATCTACCAGCTCCGTATGGTGTTGGTCCAAATGGTATCCCATATAATTTTGTTTATAATGAAACTCTTAATATTGGTGATGTGATAGATGGTGATTTTTGTGAATGGAATGATTTTGAACAAACTGAAAGAGTTATTTCTGACTTGTATCATAAAATAACTTTTAATAGAGACCTTTTTAATATTGGTACTAATAGTATAAACTATAAAAATCAACTTGGATATTTTTACAAACCACATACACCAGTTCAAATTAGAGTGTTTTCTTCTTATTTGGAAAGTGGGTTACCAAGTCAAGTAACTAATATTCCTAGTCACTCTCAATTTTCACAAAATAGAAATGTTTTTGTATGGAAAGATATATATACATATGGGTTTATTGATACGGATGGGATTGGTGTTGATTTCCCTTTTTTAAATAATAAACATCACCCATATAAAAATATTATTTTTAGAATAATACCTGAAGGTACAAACTCTAGACAGTTCACTACCATAATTGACCCAACAATAGATGAGTGTGAGTAACAAATATAAATTTACAATACCAATTTCAACAGACAAATATCTTAATATACCTGTTGAAATTAAATGGGATTTCTATGGTCAAGATGATAGTATTGAAAAGTTTCAGTACGATTTAGTTGATGATATAATTGGTAATCCAAAGGACTATGAAACTGAAAGATTTTCACATAATAGTTATGGTACAAACTCACAAACTAAATTACAATATGATTTTTTCTTTTATAATTCAACTTCTTCAGATATCCCGACTTCTTTAACCACTGATTGGGTTCAAAACTACAACACCGCCGGTATACCCGACGAAGATATCTATTTTAAATCAAGACCTTTTAGAAAATCTTTTTTTAAGATTGATTTTTACGATTCAAGAGAACCGAGTACTCAAAAAAATTATTTTACAATTATTTTACCTACAACAAATAGTGAGTTTACTGAGGAGTTTATTCCGAGTATTAACTTGTATAATAACATAAAAATAAATTTACCAAAGTTCAATTTAGATTTTATAGGGTATAGTGAAGGATTTTTTATTTATTGGTTAAAAGATATTGAATTATTTAATTTAACGACATTTTATATGACTGCAAAATTTTTTGATGCTAAAAATGGTGTTTTTATAAAAATGATGACGGTCCCACAATCAACTTTACCTAATAATCGTTTTAGTTTTAATTCGTCAGATTATTTTTATTATCAAGTAAATTTAGATTATATAAGTAAGACATACGAAATTTATGATGTTATTTCATTGAACAGGGTAGGTACTAGTACTTCACCAATAAACTGGTTTGAATATGTTAATCCACCCGCATAATGGAAGATAGATTGTTTAAAATAAGAATTTCACCTGAAAATATTAAAGGGGATTTAGTTCCTGTGAGATATATTCTAAATGAATATTCTGAAGTACTTCCATTTGACCCATGTTGTCAATTAACAGGTGATACTGTAACAGGTATAACTACAGGAATTACTTTTACATATACCTCTATGACAGAATTATTGTCGGGAGGTACTGAAGGTGAATCACTTTTAAATTTAACAATCCCAATTTTTTTAAGCGAAAATATTGTTGATATTGGTTATTATAATGTATTTGACGGATTTGTCCTTCAAAAAGATACCTTAATAAATTTTTTATTTAGTGCAGATACTATAAATCCATATAGGTACTACTTTTTTAATACATCAGATATTGAATTTAAAAAATTTCTTGAGTTTTGTGATTACCAAATTAGTTGGGGTGACGGAACACCAATTCAAGTGGTTACATCAATTTCACCAAATTATTATTATCATGACTATGTACAAGATGGTGAATATGAAATTGTAATGTCAGGTATGAGTCCTTGGGGGTCTAATGTGATTAAAAAAACAATATATGTACCTTTTGACAATGTTACAATTGACAATCCAAGTGGTGAA